ATCACGCTTGGGGTGTCGCAATGACCGCCAAGACCGCCGCCCAGCGCCAAGCCGAAAAAAGGGAGCGGGATAGGATGAAGGAGGAGGAACGTCTTGCTCGCCTCCTCTCCCGCCGAATCAGCCTGGACCTCTACAAGTCCACGGACATGGCGCTGATTCGCTGCATGGCTCGAACTGGTATCGAAGAACCGCAAGACCTCATCACGCGGCTTATCCATAACGCCGACAAGCTGACTGACGCCGGCCTCGAAAAGATGACCGCGCTTCCGGGCTAATAGTCACGCCTCACTGTCACGAAACCATTTCGTATTACGCTGCCGCGCGGCAGCAGCTTATTGGGGAAAACCCATGAGACACCCAAACGCAAAATTAACACTGGAACAAGTGCGCGCCATACGCACAAACCGGCACGGCAAAACCGCCAAAGCACTTGCCGCAGACTACAACGTCCATTACCGCACCATTGAAAAGGTGCGCGCCTATGAGACATGGGGGAAGGTATGAATTATCAGGAGTTCCTACAGTCGAAGCGCCACACTACGGGCGATTTCGGCTTTGAGCCGACATGGATGCCGCCCGGCGCCTTTGACTTCCAAGAGCACATCATCAACAAGGCGGTGCGCAAAGGTCGTATGGGCATTTTTGCGGATACCGGCTTGGGGAAAACTCTTATCACCCTGGCAATCGCGCAGAACATCATCCTTCACACCAACAAGCCCGTACTGATACTGACCCCCCTGGCGGTTGCCTTCCAGTTCATAGGAGAGGCTGAACGGTTGGGGATCGATGACATCGAGCACAGCAAAGACGGCCAATACACCCGGAAAATCGTCGTATGCAACTACGAGCGCTTGCACCTGTTGAACCCCGGCGACTTCATTGCCGTTCTGCTGGACGAGGCATCAATCCTTAAGAACTTTGCCGGGAAACTGCGCGATCATATCGTCGCCTTCATCAAGCGCGTCCGGTATCGCTTCTTGTCCACGGCCACGCCTTCGCCAAACGACTTTATCGAGTTGGGGAACAGCTCCGAGGCCCTAGGGTACATGGGATACATGGACATGCTCGGGAAGTTCTTCCGCTCGAACCAGAATAGCGTTGACAGCAACAACCGCAACATAGGCGAGAAGTTCTATCTAAAGCCGCACGCTGAGCGAGATTTTTTCGCCTGGGTAAACCAATGGTCAATCATGGTAAAGCGCCCATCTGACCTAGGTTTCAACGATGCCGGTTACGATCTTCCTGCGCTGCACACGGTCAAGCATCTGGTTCATAACGAAAACAGCTGGTGCATTGGTGGCCAGGCTTCGCTATTCGCTATGCCGGCCACCACTATGACCGAAGTTCGCGAAGAGCAGAAACTTACCGTGCGCCCACGCTGTGAGAGAGCCATCGAACTGGCAAGCGGTAAAACATCGGTCTACTGGTGCAATCTCAACGAGGAAAGCACGCTGCTTTCCGAGCTGGATACTGAGGCGGTCGAAATAGTCGGCGGCATGAGTATTGACCGAAAGGAAGAGATCCTATTTGCCTTCGCCAATGGCGAGATCAAGCGGCTGATCACCAAAGCCAAGATGACCTCCATGGGCCTCAACTGGCAACACTGCAACCATACGGTTTACTTCCCGACCTGGAGCTACGAGCAGTGGTACCAAGCTATCCGCCGCTTCTGGCGGTTCGGCCAAAAACGCGAAGTTACCGCCGAGATGGTCATATCCGAAGGCCAAGAGCGCGTTCTGGAAGCCTTGGCGCAAAAAACCAAAAAAGCCATCGATCTTTACGAAAACCTAGTCGCCAATACGAACCGCGATTTCCATCACATCACCAAGCCTTTCGACAAGGCCGTGCAACTGCCGGAGTTTCTGAAATGAGTGCCAAGGATCAAATCATCAGTGATCGCTATGCCATCTATAACAGCGATTGCATGGAGGTCATGCCGACGCTGCCGAGCGAGTCCATAGGGCTCAGCATTTACTCACCGCCGTTCGCTGGCTTGTATCAATATTCCAGCGACCCCCGCGATATGTCGAACTGCGAAACCAAAGAACAGTTCCTTCAGCATTATGAGTTTCTGGTGGCGGAAATTGCCAGGGTTACGAAACCAGGCCGGATCACCGCTGTTCACTGCACAGACGTTTTCGACAACTCGTGCAACCTATGGGACTTCCCGCACGAGATCATTCGCATCCACGAAAAATACGGCTTCCAATACCGCTGCCGCGTCGGTATCCGTAAAGAGCCGCTTAAAGTACGTATGCGAACGATGGTCAAAAGCCTGATGCACAAGCTGGTCGTAGAAGATATGGCGCAGTGCTTCCCGTCCATGCCCGATTACCTGCTGATCTTCACCAAGAAAGGCATCAATGCCGAGCCGGTCGTTCACCCGCGAGGGCTGACCGAATTCCCTTACTTCGGCGAGCAACCGATCCTGCCGCATTTCATCGAAGCCTGGAACAACGAGCACGGGACCGACTGGAATGCTGGCCAGCTATGGGAGCACTTGAACACGGCATACAAGGATCACCAGGACCCCAAGACCAATAAGCTGAGCCATTACATATGGCGGCGCTATGCCGACTACCAGTGGGACGACATTCGCATCGACAACGTGCTGCCGTTCCGCGACAGCCGAGAAGAGGATGACGAGAAACACGTACACCCACTCCAACTGGATGTCATAGATCGCGCCGTCTACATGTACAGCAACCGCGACGACATCGTGTTGACCCCGTTCATGGGGGTTGGCTCCGAGGTTTACAGCCCAGTATCGATGGGGCGCCGAGCGATTGGGATTGAGCTTAAGGACAGCTATTTCAAACAAGCAAAGATCAACCTTGAGATGGCGAATCAGCGTTTCGAGGATGGCCCGACGCAGGGAAGCCTGATTTGATCGGCCGGGCGGCTCAGTTCGCCCGGTTTTACATCTTCAACGACACCAAGGAGCCCGCAGCATGAAAGATGTGGCGATCCTGTTCGCCCGCCAGGACAGCAACTACAAGGCCATGCCTGGCTGCGACGTCTACGACATCGACCGAGACGCCAGGACGTTCGCCGGCGGCATGCCGGTGGTGGCGCACCCGCCATGTCGGGCTTGGGCAAGCCTTCGCCATCATGCAAAGCCCAGGGAGGGCGAGAAGGACTTGGCTTTCTTCGCGATCAATGCCGTGCGAACCAATGGCGGAGTTCTGGAGCATCCATGGCTTTCAACGCTCTGGGACGTTGCTGGACTTCCTGAGCCAGGTCGAATTGATGAATGGGGTGGGTGGACGCTCCCGATTGATCAGAACTGGTTCGGGCATCGCGCCAGGAAGCGCACGCGCCTATACATCGTTGGCGTCACGCCGCAGCAGATTCCTGAGATGCCAATCGTCCTAGGCGAAGCTACTCACACCGTGGGGCTTTGGAGCGGCAGAGATAGATCGCGCTGCCGCCCATCAATCGCCAAATGGGAATACGAACACACGCCGCCGGCCCTGGCTGAATGGCTGGTTGAGCTTGCACGCCGAACCGTGAAACGCAGGCTCACAGCCTGACCTACCCCACTCCATTCCATTGCGCCACCCAGCACGAGGTTACCCCATGCCCCTCGACGAATCAGCCGTTCAGCGCGGTATCACCGAGCTGATCGCGAACCCGCACGCGCATTACCAGGCGCAGCTTGAGGAAGCCCTGTTCCACCAGCAGGCCCTCGACCTGATCCGACGCCTGAAATCCCACCTCACCAACGGAATCGGCGGCCAGCAGCTGAGCACAGAAGCTGCTGAGTTCATCGCCAAGCACACGAGGACGAAACCATGACCATGGCAATGGAACTGATCCGACACATCGCCGGCCTCTACAGCGGCAAAGCCATCAAGGGTGACTTCACCCAGATCTACATCACCGGGAACGAAATCTGGATGGCTCAGCAGATCCTCGCCTCGCAGCAGGAAGAGGGCGCGCAGGGGGACCTGGACGAGTACGCCGAGTTCGAAAGCTGGCTTGAGCGTGAGAAGCCCGCAGGTTGCGTTGGCGACATGGAGCGCGGCTGGATGGCCCGCGCCACCCTGGCGCAACCCTCCCCTCTGTACGACCCGAAGCGCTGTCTTGCGTGCGGAGGCGATCACGGCAATAGCGGATTACCTTGCCCAAATATGCGCGTCACTGCGCAAGCGCAACCCTCCCCGGCGCCGGAACTGGACTTTGCCAAGCCGCTGGAAACCGCGAGCGGCGAGCCGGTTAAATGGATTTGCTCCGACGTCATCGAGTACAAGAGTGCGCGCGTCTGCGTCGATCAAAACACTGGCCTGGTCTACAGCTCGCCCTATATCGGGCTGAAGATTCGCAATGTGATGCCGGCGCCTGAGCTGGAGCGGCCGGAGGTGGTGGCTTGGATGTGGCGCGATATCAACGGCGACATGCAGTTCAACTACATGCACCCGGAAGGCGAACCGCTGATGACCGTCGCCCAGCACGACCGCATCGTCGGGGCGCTGCAGGCGGATATTGGCACGCTGATGGAAACCCGCAACGGTTTGGTGGAAGAAATCGGCCAACTCCATTCCGAACTGTGTGATGTGCGCGAAGAGCGCGACGCCGCCCAGGCCAGAGTCGCGGAGCTGGAGAAGCAGGAGCCGGCGCTTTGGTTCTGGCTTGAGCGAGGCGACGAGAACAACGACTTTGCGCGGCGCGCACGCTACACGGCGAAGCGCCCCACCAATCTCCAGGCCGATCTTGGCATGACGCCGTACTACGCTGCCCCGGTCGCCCAGGCTGGGCAGGTGCCGGAGGGCTACATGCTGATTACCCAGGACCAAGTAGAGCGCCATGCGACGACCGCGTGGGAATGCCCTCCGCAGAGCCGCGTTGTTCTGGTCAGCACCCTGAAGCGACTGCACGAGAAGAACGTCGCCGCGCCTCAACCGGCAGGAGGTGCGGATCATGAGTGAGGTGAAGCGTTTGAATTTCACCGTGTCCCAGTTCGATAACGTAGTGCCGTATGCGTCCGAACACGGCCGGTACGTGCGCTATGCAGACTACGCCAAGCTTGAAGCCGAGGCCCAGGCGCTCAGGGATCAGGTCAAAGCCTTGCAGTCCGACGCCAGCAGCTACCAGTCCGGCTATGACGAAGGGCGCCGGATGGGCACCAAACACCGGCAGAGCGAGGTAGAGCAGCTGACGCGCGAGGTTGAGGCCCTGCGCGCAAGGGTGGTGGTTGTGCCGGAGCGCATTCCTGCGGTCCATGAGCGCGGCATTGACGATCCGGGCTTCAACGCCTGCCTCGACGAACTGGCGCGCCTCAACGGCAAGACGGTCAGCGAGGGGCTGTTGCGTGATCTGCTGAAGTCCGCGCAGAAGCTATCTGACCGTGCTGCGGGCTTTGCAGTTTCCGGTGTGGAATTCATAGAGATCGGCGACAACAACAGCGCCATCGTGGAACTGGAAGTGACGCTTGACGAACTCCGCGCCCTCCTCCAGCCCTAACCAGTCCGGCTCATAGCCGGCTCATATCCCCTTAACCGCACACCCATATGGGAGGCATGACCGTGCCTGACGAAATTTCCTATGAATCCGAACTGGCCAGCAAGTGCCAGGGTGCCGCCCAGTGCCTTAGCTACAACGGCCCGAAGCATGAGGCCGAGGCGAAGCACGTCCTGCATGAAGCATCGCACGCGCTCGACAAACATGCTGTGCGCGTGTCCGAGGACTTCCCTGGTCTTCTGATAACCAATGCTCGCGGCGAGTCTCGGTATATGACATGGCGTGAGCGTCTGGCCCGCTGGCTGCTCAAGGGTGCCCTGGAGATTCGGCCATGACCGACATTCGAGAAGAGTTTGAAGAGTATATCGCTGGAGTTCGAGAAAGAGTGGAGGCTAGAGGCTTTGAGCCGCTTGGTGATGCCATAGAGAAGTGGATGCTGCATGCCTGGCAAGCCAGCCGCGCGGCTCTGAAGGTGGAGCTGCCGCAAGGCCCTGATCTTCGTGCCCACGGCGAGTTCCGCAGAGGCCATGCCGTAGCAATGACGGAAGTGACCGAAGCCCTCCAGCAAGCCGGAATCGAGGTGAAGTGATATGCCTGATAGGACCGTATGCGCCTGTCACTTTTGGCCACTTGAACTTTGCGAGGAGCAAGCCATGACCGACCTCACCAAGCTGAAGGAGCTGGCGGAGCGGGCT